AGTATATTAAAAATGTATCTTACGGAAAGTGCTGCCCGGAGCCCAGTCGAGCCGGATTTTGGTGCTTCGACCATATTGATTTTTTTTTATTTTTTTCTTGCTTTTACCAGAAATAAATGAGACACTGATTGCCTTATGAAATTCGCAATCAAATCTCAGAGCGGAGTAAACATTCTAAAGCACTGCACTCTCGGCAGAGGCACGACAGAGTCAGAGGCATGGGAAGATGCCTTCGGACCAAAGCCTTGGCACTCGTCTGTCAAGAAGGCGGCGAAGAAGGCATGGGTAACAGAGGTAGATGAAGAGGAGGAATATGAAGACTAAAATCCTCAAAGCAATCGATACTCTAGATAACCTAGCATTCCCTATCATTGGTATGATTGCTGTCTATTCAATCATATCCCTACTACTCATACTAAAAGATTATCTCAATGCACACTAAATAACATTTCATATCATAAGACAATCCCCACTCTTTAATTAGGGTGGGGATTTTTTTTATGCACACTGCTGTAGTCTAACAAAGTGTATAGGCATAACAAAGTGTATAGGCATAACAAAGTGTATAGGCATAACATTAATATTAAGTAAACATTAAGTAAACATTAAGTAAACATTAAGTAAACATTAAGTAAACATTAAGTAAACATTAAGTAAACATTAAGTATCGAACGGCTGGGTCCAACCTCTGGGTCCAGCAGGTGGTTGTTTCCGTAAGATACTTTTATGGTATTCGTATCTTACGGAAACCCACTGTCCGGGTAAACCTTGGTTAAAATTTTATTATGTTTTTTTAAAATACGGTAAAAAAACAGACATCGGTATTCTAGGACCCCGTCTGTAAAAATTTACCACATATGTTTTTATTTAAGGAAAGGGGGGTGTGGGCGATGCCCCCTATACCCCCTATATTTCTCCTATACTGCCATATATGCCCCTTTCTTTACAAATGAATACATTGTTGCTTTATAATTCGTTTTTATATGATAAATATTTTCTATTAAGATATTAGTTATGAAAAATAAAGATCAAATATTACTAGAGGAAGCATATGAATTGATATGTGAAAAGAAAAAAAGGAAAAAGAAAAAGAAAAAAGGTATTAAACATATTCCACAAAATTCTTTATATAGGGGGATTGGATATGGATATGGATATGGATATGGTTTAGGTTATGGTGAAGGTGGGGGCGAAGGTGATGGTGGTGGGGAAGAATAATTTTTAATATATGAAAAACAAAGATCAGATTATCCTTGAGGATATGTATTTAAAGACTCGTAATATTATCAATGAGGATAATAATGATTTGGTATTTGAGTGTGTGGTGGATTTGGATGTTTTGCAACAAAAGAAGGGTGTTTATATTGATTATCCTAAAGAGATACGTGTTAAGTATAGATTAGAATTTGAGTATAAGAGTTGGGGGATTTCTGGAGCAAGTGCTATAGTTTTGGGATTTGAGTCTTTTAATATTACTGTTACAGATGAATTTTTAGATTCTTTGAGTGATGAGGAGAGGGAAGTTAATTCTATTATGGATGATAGTTTTGCGGAGCACAAGAGGGAAATTGAGATAGTATATTCTAAGGATATGCGTGTTGAGTGGGGAAGGATTACTTCTGATAGTTATGGTCAGATAAGACCTAATTCTATTGAATTTTTCTTTGATGATGATTTTAAGGTAGAGTCTATTAATCTTACTTTTTAGATATAATTAAAGGTATGCAAATATATGTTCAAAAATTATCGGATCCTTTGGGGGAATGGTCTTTAGATGTTGATCCTTCTGATTCTATTCAAGGAGTTAAACAAAAAATTCAAGACGAAGAGCTTCCAACTGTTTATGATTATTTAAAAATCAAATTGTTCTATAACAGTGTTGAGCTTTTTAATGAGAGTACCTTATCAGACTATAACATTCAGAAATTCAGTCATTTGACTGCTATATATAAGGTTCCAGGGCGATCTGTTTTATATATGTCTTAAAAGTTTATATCCATATATACTTAGGTGAAAAATAAGTATTGATATGACAAAGAAAACAAATTGGAACTCTCGCATGAAGGGGAGTTCTAGTGATAAGCCAACAAGGAAAAAGAATCAAGGATTTATTACCTCATCATTTAGGGTTGAGGAGGTATTGGATGAGAGTGGGGAAGTGTTGGAAGATACTGTTATTAAGTTTATATTTGGGGGACTTATAATATATTTGAGTATTGCAAATGCAATTAAGATGAATATTGATTTGGATAAGATATTGAAATTTAAGAAGTAATATTAATCTTCAATGATTTGTTCTATTTTACAATTATTAAAAACCTCATCTAGTCTTTCCATTGGATATAGTTTGTCTTTTGGTAGGTAATAGTTATTAATATTAAGAGAGGAGAAAACTTTTTTGGGTTGTTCTTTCATTATCTTTTTTGTTGTCCAGCCAAGGAAGTTTATATTATCCTCTGAGAGAAATTCTGCTAGAATGAGAATATCCGAACATTTATTGATTTCCCATTCTTTTACTAGGAGATTAAATGCTTTTTGATATGTTTTAACATCAAGGGTAACAATCTTCTTATCGTCTATTTTGATTTTGAAATCTATATGATTGTCTCCTTTGGGACGGAATTTGAGATCGGGTTTTAAATTATATCTTTTTCCAAGGGCGATTTCACCAGAGAGTCCTATTGTCTGTTCTCTGTATTTGTCATCTTTATAATATCTTTTTCCCTTTAGAGAATTTTCGGAATTGGGTTTATCTTTTCTATGGAGGTCTTGTCTTTCCTCGGCAATTTGTCTTGTGTTAGATTTTTGAATCATAGTAGATTTTTAAATATTTGTTCTAATACATTTACTGTTATAGTATTACCCATCTGTCTATAAGTATGTCTGTCTTTGGAATGAATAACAAATGTATCTGGAAATCCTTGAAGTCGAGCACATTCTCTTGGTGTAAACTTTCTTATAGTCTTACCATCTGGATATATAAATCCATGAATATCAATTAGATTTTGACAAAATATAGTTCCTTCATATCTAATTTTCTTTCTACCGAATTTTGTCTTTTTGTTTGCTTGTTTAACTTCTCCAAATAACTTTTCTATTTTAAAATTTTCTTGTTCTCTATGACAAACATTTATCATCTCTTCTGCAATTTGTTCTGATACAAAGTATTTGCTATCTGGAGATTGTTCTAAAATGTCTATGAAGTGTGATTGTTTTTCTATAAAACAAAAGTTATTTGGATTCTTATTAAGGTCTTTTCTAATTCCAATTCCAAAAACACGTTCCCTATTATGTGCAACTCCGAAGTTTTTTGAGTTTAGTATATAGGAATGAAAATTATAATTTTTTTCTATTCTTTCTTTTATTTGAGAATAAAAAGCACTAAACTTGTTATGTAGTAATCCTTTAACATTTTCAAACATGATATAATCGGGTAGAAGTTTATCGATAATATCTAGAGAATAGTTTACTAATAGACTTCTACCCTTGGAAAGATCTTGATTTCCAATAGAACTGACATCTTGGCAAGGAAATCCAAATACATATAAATCAACAGATTCTAGTTTATTTATATCTATTTTAGTAATATCATCATACCATACTTCGCAGGTATGATTTTTCATATAAGTTTCCTTTGCAAACTTATCAATATCACATGCCCATTTTACAACATGTGGTATATTAATATTTTTGAGTGCTTGCTCTGGAGAACCAATTCCGCTAAATGTTGTTCCTACTCGTAGTGTTTTCATATTTTATATCTTCCACCAATTTGGGACATTACCATTCTTTTCCCACTTTGCAAATTCTTTTTTATCTTTGAGGTAATATGTTCTATATGCCTTTACTGGATCGATGTTTTTATATTCTTCTGGCATTGCCTGTGAGGTAAATACTATTATGAATAATAAAAGACAATGTACTATATGTCAAAATATATTTCCAGCAACTACTGAATATTTTCATAAATCTAATACCTCCAAATGCGGACTTCATAGTAGATGTAAATCATGTAAGCAATTATTAGAAACGGAAAGAAGAAAGAAAAATCCAGAAAAAGCATTATTAAAAGACAAATTTTTTAGAGAAAAATATAAAGACAAAAGATTATCTTATATAAAAGATTACGCTCAAAAAAATAAAAAAAGATTAAACGAAAAAAGAAAAAAGAGATACCATAATGATCCAAAATATAAAATTAAACAAATATTGAGAGGTAGATTTTATGGCGTTATTATTAAAAAATACCAATCTTCTATGGAGTTTGGATGCTCTATTGAAGAGTTATGTTTATACATAGAATCAAAATTTTCAAATGGAATGTCATGGGAAAACCATGGAGAATGGCATATAGACCATATCAAACCCTGTTGTGCTTTTGATCTTACTGATCCAGAACAACAAAGAGAGTGTTTTCATTATTCTAATCTTCAACCATTGTGGGCTGTTGATAATTTGAAGAAAAACGGGAAATACCCTCAATAAACCAAGATGGTGTGGGTCGTCCTTTTTCCCATTTTGCAAAATTTGATTTTTCTTTAATATAATAAGTTCTATATGACTCTACTACATTTTTTGATTTATATTGATCAGGCATAGCACAAGGTTGATCTGTAAACTTCCCATCTGGAATAAGATAATCCATATTACATAATTTTTCAATTCCCTTCTGACATGAATGAATTTTACAATACCTTCTTGTATATTCATTACAAAGCTCAAGAGCATGAATAGACGCCCATTCATAATTTTTCTTGGTGT